TTCCCATTTCACCTGGATATAGTAGTGGATTATTTGTTGTCCAGTTACTTGCGGTGTCTCTTCTTAATTGAATTCTAATTGCCATTTTATGCTGTTCCCCCATCTATTGAATCATTAAATTCTGTTGCTGCCCCGCCGCCGTTTATTGAAACTACATAGTCAGTGTTTGCTGCGTAATTTCCATAATCAACGGTTCTAATGTCACCATCTGTGTAGTGTGTATGGCCCAAAATTTCTTTTGGGCCAGCCACATCATACCAAATTTCTCCGTTATAGGCCTTAATAGTTCTTTCCTCTGTATTATAATACATTTGTCCAGTTACTGGAGAAGCTGGCGGTGTCGCCATATTAACCAATACTATCGGAGTTAAAAACTTTTTGGCCATGTTTTTATGCCTGTACTACTACTCTGTATGTTTCTCCATCAATAGGAGCTACTGCAAATCCGATTGTTACAGCGGATGTAGTTAGTCTTGTAATATCTGTTTCAACCTTAGCACCTGTTGCAACTTCATAGACAGCAACTTCAATGTCTAGTGTTCCTAGACCATGTGAAAGTTCAAAAGTTGTTGCTGTGAATGGGTTTGCTGGTGTGATAGTAGTTGCATACTTGCGTACTACAACTGTTGTATCAATTGCTACATCATCAGCATTTACAGTAATGCCTGTTCCAGCACCAACTGCAAACGATGTTCCAGTTAATGTTAAACCAGCGCCTGCTGAGAATGTTCCAGCTCCTGAGAACTGTGAAAATACAAGTGCTGTGGTGCCTAATGTTATTGCGTCATCTGTTGTAAGAACCCAGCCAGTGTTTCCATTAGCTGTACCTTCTGATACAAATGTAAACATTCCTGCTGTAACTTCTGAGCTTAGATTTGCATCTTCTGCACGGTCTGGTGCTCCAGAAGCCTTGACAACGTAAATACCATTTTCAGAACCAGTTGCTTGATTTTTAACAAGTACACGGTCACCAGTAGCAAGAGTTACTCCATCAAGAGTGTCCCCGTTTTCAAGTGCTGAAGCTAATGTTAATGATGCAGTAGTTGCTACACGAACTGATGCCTTAACATCTAATCCAGTTGCAGTTGCATCTACATAAGCCTTTGTTGCAATTGTTGTTGTATCAACTGTTAGTTCACCTGTTCCGCCATTTAATGACAGACCTGAACCAACGCTTAGAATTCCAGCGTTTTGTCCTTGAATACCTTGTGTACCAGTAGTACCCTGTGCTCCAGTTCCACCTTGTGTACCAGTTGTTCCCTGTGTTCCAGTTGTTCCTTGAGTTCCAGTTGTTCCCTGTGCGCCTGTTGTTCCCTGTGCGCCTGTTGTTCCCTGTGCTCCAGTTTCACCAGTAGTACCTTGTGTGCCAGTAGTTCCTTGTGCACCAGTAGTTCCTTGTGCACCAGTAGTTCCTTGTGCACCAGTAGTTCCCTGTGCGCCAGTAGTTCCCTGTGCACCTTCTGTACCCTGTGTTCCAGTAGATCCTGTTGCGCCTTGTGTTCCAGTAGAACCAGTTGTTCCCTGTGCACCATTGTTACCGCTAGTTCCAGTTTCGCCCTGTGTTCCAGTAGTTCCCTGTGCTCCAGTAGTTCCCTGTGTTCCAGTAGTTCCCTGTGTTCCAGTGGTTCCCTGTGTTCCAGTAGTTCCTTGTGCACCAGTAGTTCCTTGTGCGCCAGTATCTCCCTGTGTTCCAGTGGTTCCCTGTGCGCCAGTGCTTGTGTTAATCCATGCGCTACCGTTCCATGATCTTAAAAATCCTAAAACTGTGTCAAAATAAATTTGTCCGACAACTGGTGACGCAGGAGCCGTTGATAAATTCTGAATTCTTGCATTTGATAACTCATTCTTATTGAGATCAATTGCTACCATATATTTTCTTGCCATTTTTTATCTCCTTACGACAGGTACGCTGTCCCTGAAAATGGTTGAGCCATTGTCAGCGTTATTTGATTGATACTATTATAATCTATTCCAGTTTCCAATACATTTCCTGCACTATCCTTAATTGTTACGTTAGGATAGAAACCTAAATTGTGTGCTATTACCTTTGAATAAACTTCACTTACTGGTCCTGTTACGGACCCCACTTCCCATGTTACTGAGTGTGCGTAATTTCCAGCAGCTGCAGCGCCCAAGGTAACTGTTACTGCGCCAGACCATGTTACATCAGATGGCTTTGGGCCATAAAATATCTTTGATACCGTATCGTAGTAATAATCATTTTGTAGCCCAAGGTTGCTTGCTGGTACCCCAGAACCATTTAATATTGTTTTTCCTCTTGGACCTTGTGGGCCAGGAACTGTTACTGTAACTTGATTTCTAGAAGATATCGATGTTACTAAATCTACCATTATATTGTCACCGACCTTGATAATGTCATAAATCCTTCAAGTATCTTTACCTTGTTCAGATTAGAATCTGTAAGCATGATATCGTATGAGGATTTTGGGAAAAACAATTTATTTGTTTGGGTAGGGGTTATGCTAATTGTTAACTGGCCGTTGGTAGGATCAATCGTTATTCCACCACTTGGTGATGTAAGTGTAAATGCTAATTTGCTTCCGCCTTTTGTATCACGAACCTGCATTTTAGCTGATGCACCAGTAAGATCTATGGCATCGCCATCTGGATCTTTGTAATCAACGATAAATGAGAAAGTAGCATTTTGATCTACTTCCCAATTCTTTTGTCCTGCCATTTGCTAGTACTCCTAAATAGGAAAACTCCTATGCTTATTTTAGCATAGGAGCCATCCTAATCGTATATTAAATTGTTGTAATTACTTAGCTGACTTAAAGCCGAATTCTTTGTTACTTGGGCTAAGAGCCTTCAAAATTACTGGAGCAATAGCGGCAACGCCACCCATTAACAAATCCTTTGGATTCGTATTTCCAGTCATGTACAAAGCAATTGCTGCTGAAAGAAATGCTCGTGCATATGTTCCTAGCGCTGCTAAAATTTCCTCTGTCATTGTAACCTTTCCGTCCTTGTTTAGATCTCTGTTCATTTGATCATCTCCAATTTTGGGCGTTGTGCCCAGAATTTTGAGGGTATCTCCCCCAATACTATTATTCTACCACTAAGCTGAAATATCTACAATCTCGCAGTTTCCGTCAGAAGTACAGGCTAGCGCTTGTGTTCCGCTGGTTCCGTCCTCTGTTTCGTAGAAAGATAAATCTTCCCAACGAATGCTGTTGGGCATTTTTGCCAACAAATCCAGATACTCTTCTTTTGTTACTTCTTGATAAGGCGCTTGCTTATATGAATGATCTGAATGCGGCAAGAATGAAATACCAGAAACTTCGTCAAAGTGCTTATATACCCAAGCACCAACTTCCATCCATTCATCTTCTTTTACAGATACGGTAATTGATGGCTTATGCTCACACCATGCTCGTTGATATACCAGCCATGTATTTAAATGATCTAATGCGGTTAAATCATTTCTTACAATTGCACCTTCTGGTGCTTTTACTGGAAATGAAAATACATATGTATCGTTTGGCTTCATTACATCATCTTCTACTGGAATTCCAACTTCTTTTAAGAATGTTGAAATAGGATCTTTCTTGTCCCCACGAACTGTTCTAATATAATAATCAGAATGCCATGGATGCATTCCTGAAGAAACCCCAACAAGTTGGGATACAGTTCCAGAAGGCTTTACGCATGTAATTGCTGCAGATTCTTGAATGCCGATGTTATTTGCTTCAACTTTATTAACGCCCCTTGCTAATTCACGAAGGTCAACCAGGGTCTTTTCTAGTTTAACTAAATCTTCTTTACCAGAAAAGAACTTATGTCCAAATTGTCCAGTAAGAGATACTCCTAATAAGCGTTCTTCTTCTGTATTGTCTTTCCAGATTTTGCGTAGGTACTTAAAGTCAGTTAATGTTGATTGCCATGTGCCAAGAATCGTTGCCAAACGAACTTTATTTGAAACGTCTTCAACTGTATCTTTTTCACGTAATACGACTTCTGAAAGATTGCAAAACTGATAAGGACGTAAAATAATCTCGGAACATGGGTTTGTTCCGTAATGTATTTCTGGATCTCTGCGTCCATACTTTGCCGCTTGCTTTTGCGCTGCTGCCACATTATAAATTCCACGTTCGCCTGACTTTGAGTCATATAAAGATTTCCATTCTGCAATAAATTGCTCCATCTGTGGCTTGCGTGAATAAGCAACAGAGTTATTTGATAGGGCACGTTGTGAGTTATTTTCCCACCAATTACCCGACTTAGCTTGAGCCATTTCAATATCATTAATGTTTGAAAGAGAAATCATTGCTGAGCGTCTAACTCCACCAACAACAACAATCTCACCAATTTTACACATCATGTCATGGGCTTCGATTGGCTTAAACTGTCTACCTGCAGCTGACTTAAACTTTGCAATTGTAAAATCAAATAAGTTGATTAGCGGTTGTGGTCCAGATGATCGACCACCCATTGTCTTAAGTCTTGCGCCTGCGGGACGCAACTTACTAACGTCAATTGCTGGAACTTGTCCAGACCATAGCAATGCAAGAAGTTCACGATATGCTTTTGCCCAACCCTGCTTTGAATCTTCTACAGTAATAACAGTTGTAGATTTTTCAAATGTTTCGGGGACGGAAGGAAGCTTATTAACATACTTATACTCAACAGAGAATCCTACTCCAGTTCCACACATAAGAATATACATAGTCTCGTCAAATGATCTTGGTGAATCAACTGGAACAAATGAGCAATTATACCCTGCGACATGATCTCTATCTAATGCAGATCCTGCAGTCATTACTGAGCGCATTGATGGCATAACATCTCTGTTAAACACAGCTGTCTTAAGTTCTTCAACTATCTTTTTGTTTGGAGAATACTTATGTTCTTTCTCAAGGTGTGCAAGCATAAAATCAAAATATCTGTCTACTGTTTCTCCCCATGTTTCTCTGCGATTTTCTTCAGGCATCCATCTTGCATAGCGAGATAAAGCGATAAAGTTTTCATATGGGTTTTCAATAGTTCTTGACATTTTTTAGTGACACCTTTTCTTCCGCCTAACGGATTAATAATTTTGAATGAGGTCTAAGTGTATCAAACTTTGTTTTAGCGGGGAAGAGGTTAAGAGAACTTTTTAAAAATATGTCCAAAGGCTTTATTAGTCAACCGATCCCAATTATATTCTTGATGTAACTTAGTTGACTGAGCAAAGTAATATCCTGCATAAGCATTGTAGTTGATTGAAACATCTCTCATAAGTTCAACTAGATGGTTATACTCTGGTTCAAAAACTTGTCCTTGATGTACTGGCCAAGGAGAATCAATTAGTTCTGATCTTAATTTTAGTGGACCAAGATAATCATCATAATGTGCCCAACCATCTGTGCAAATTACTGGCATTCCAGTTGCAAGTGCTTGAAACGGAATAAATCCAAATCCTTCTCCATAACTAGGATAAATTAAAACATCGTGGTCATGATAAAGCTTAACTAACTCTTCTTCAGATAGATCTTCTGTAATTAATTTTATATTATTAAATTTTTCATTTGGAACACCTATAATGCTTTTATCTATATAGTTGTCATATACACGAGTAGTGTTATGTCCATATGCTTTTATTGTTAAAGAATAAAAAGGATTGTTGCCATACAAAGATATAAATGCATCTACTACCATTTGTCCAGCTTTTCTTGGGGATGGCTCTCCAACATGTAAAAATTTTATTGGCCTTCCATGCTCTATTTTTCTTTTCTTTGGTCTCCATATTGGATCAATTCCATGTGGATAAACCTTTACGTCTTTAATTCCATTTGATTCAAAAACTTCTTTGCACCAATTAGAGGTTGTCCAAACTTCATCACAATGATCTAAATATTCAAACCATTCTTTTGGAACAACAGTAGATTCCCATGGTGTATAACTAATTTGATATTGATTTCTATGAAGCTTATAGTAAACAGGCTGAGAAAAATTTAATTGTACTTTTGCTTTACCGTCTTGAAAAGGTACATTATGCCCTAATCTTTTTAACGAATTTATTATTTGTGAACCAGCATGACCATAGCCATTTGATGTTTTTAGATTCATTACAGGTGTAGAAAATGAAATATCCATAATATCTTTCTGGTCAACTGACTTGACAGTAACTTACTGACAATGTTAAGATTATAGTTCGTTATCTCTAAAGGAGGAAATGCCAATGGAGAATATAAAGCAAAGGCTGAGCGATTTTGCTCACAGTACGACTGTAATAGTAATGATAACATTATTCCTATTTACAAACAACACTGTGATCCCCGCTCAAGCTTTAAAAGTACAACCAAAGACAGAAGTACAACTTAAGCAAGAAACCTTAGAGAAGTACAGCAATACTGTTTACAAGCCTTCGGAAAAGCTTTCAGACATTGAATTGAAAGAACTACTGGCAGCGGTAGGTTTTGAAGGAAAAGCCCTTAGAACGGCTTGGGCCATTGCAAAGACGGAGTCCAGTGGACGCCCTCTAGCTTATAATGGTAACAGGAAAACTGGAGACAGTTCCTATGGAATTTTTCAGATCAACATGTTGGGAAACCTAGGTGTTGCTCGTAAAGAAAAATTTGACCTGAGATCAAATATTCTATTATTTGACCCAGTAATAAACGCAGAGATAACGTATTATATGACCAATGGCGGAACTAATTGGTCGGCTTGGAAGGGTTTAACCCAAAGAGCTAAGGAATTTTATTTAAAGTTCCCAACTACTCAGAAGTAGGAGAAAATGCGTAGGATACAGCAAGTATCTCAATACATAGCACTTTCTGAAGAAGGCCTTGTTCCTAGACTGGTTTGCCCACTAGATCAAGGCTTTCTTCTTCCTAACCAATCAATAGATGATGAAGTATACTTATACTGCCTATCCTGTGAATATAAAAAATTTATAGGGTTTGGTTTTTATGACGATATTATAAAGACTATGGAAAAGGTTAAAAAATGACATGTGATAAAGATTGCCAGTGTGAAAGTACCCCTATTATTCCTATTGATAATATGGGGCGGGAACAATTTTGGGAAGACTTAGGTAGACCAGATGACAAATGAACCAACATCTTCAGATTTAGAAGATAACTTACCAATGGTTAATTATATTATGCTACACCGTATATATGACCTTTTAACAATTATTGCAAACAAACTAGTTGGACCAGAAGATACATCTAAGATGGTTTCATATCATGAGGATGGGTACCTTCTTGGACCTGCCCCATCATATTCTGCTGCAGATGAAGATGGACAGCAAACTTTATTTTAAAAACAGTTGACTTAGAACAAAAGCTATTTTACAATTAAGCTGTACGTAGTTGTAGCATCCCACATGTTCCTGCGTACATATATCGCAAGATATAAAGAACCCAATCGGATCCGCCTCTGATTGGGTTTCTTGTTATATATGCATAAAATATAGGACATATCGGTCATATAGTGCAATTAGTGCGAAAAAAGTGCTTCGGCGAGAAGAGACCCCATTTTCAACATCTTAGCTATTTGCTGGAATAGGCCATAAAAATACCCTGAGAGGGTTTTAAGGCCCTAACAGGGTTATTTGGTGGTATCACCACATCTTACCCCTTAAAAGGGCGGGAAATAAAAAACTATCCCTTTTCGCCATTATATAAAGAAACACTATCCATTAGATTAACTGTTCTATCTGTAACATAGCCACCAGATTTTTCTAATTGATCCAAAGCTGTTGGTTCATCCTTAGCAAGGACTTGAATTAACATCTCAACTTTATATGTGTAGCAAGTAGTGTTTTCTACTTCTTTTCCCGCTTTTTTTGTAGCCATTATATATATCCTAGTCAACTAGTTTTCAAGTCATTGATTATTCTTGAAATTCTTGCACAATCTTCATGCTTCCATTCAACCGTACATTTTCCATCTACTACATTATTGCATTTATCTAAGTCTTTGGCAAGATAATCTATGATCCATTGTAATGCCGCCGTCGCTTGATCAATATCTGAATTAAAATATGTTTTCGTAGAATACTTATAATCTGTGATCCGCCTGGCTATTTGATCTATATAAAGCTTTTTCATTATCTCCCCCTATATATTCTAGTTGACTAAGATATTACTTTCTATATAATGTTAATATAATATTTTTTTTAATGTTTCATCTGGAAATTAGATTTTTAGCAAACCCCCCCTACCCCCCTTTTTTTAACTTAAAGGAAAGTAGAGAAAGTTCACAAAGATCATATGCGCTACATCTGGCATATTGAGTTCTTAGTGTAACCCCCGAAACCTTTCCAATTGTAACATGGAAGATTTTTATAGGTCAATAGCTTTCACATTTTAAGAAATGTTAATAGGATTTTAATTTGTATGATACATACATTAGAAATGTCCGTTTTGTCTGTATAGTGCCCCCATATGTGACCTATCTCACCTACTTTTTTCCGATTTCTTTTGTAAATGTCCGAATTGTACCGAATGGGGGGTGGCAATTTGTCAGTGCCTTAGTATAGTCTTAATACATAAGGTTAAGAAAGGTTCTTAACAGAAAGGAGTTCTAATGAACTCAATACATGAAAACAGAAACTCTCTAGAAAGTAGAGAGCAACTACTAGCACGACTAGGAGATGCTATCTGCTCAGAGTGTGGTTGGCTATCTATACACAGAGATGTGTGTTCTAAATCACAATCTAAGTAACGGCGTGTCGCTATACAATGTCAGCCTACTAGGCTACAATTCCTACTATAACTACTAACGAAAGAAGAACAGACAATGACTATCACTTACTCACTATGGGACGGCGCACAACTACTAGGTGTGGATTTCACAGCAACTAGCGCAGACGAGATGAACAAGACAGTAACAGAACTACAAAAAGTTTCTAAGAATGTTGTTGCACACATGAGAAAGGTAACACAGAACTAATGACTAAATGGGACACAATACAGGCAGACGTAGCAGACGCATACATTCACCTTGATGAGGTAGAAGATGTAGAGCAAGAAGATGAGCAAGATTTCTTCGGCTTCTCTAAGGCTATCCAACTAGACCACCTAACAGATGAGCAACTAGATGAGGTCTTTAACATGTTCGGTGATAAGTAATGACTATTAGCGGAGTTATCCTAGAGTTAAATGAATACGGCTTAGAGTTTGATAGTTTCTTAGGGGCTATCTATCTA